ATGAGCACCTGGTACACCGCCCAGGCACTGGCCGGATTGGTTGGCATGCCCGCTTACCCCGATGGTGTGCGCAAAAAGGCCGAACGTGAAGAGTGGCAAAGCCGCAAGCGCGAGAAAGGCAAAGGGGCCGAATACCACATTGGCTCACTGCCGATTGAAACCCGTCGTTACCTGGCTGAACAAGCGGTGGCCGCACAAGGCCATGCAGTGACCGACCATGCAGCGGGTGGCAAGGCCATGGCCAAGTTGCTGGCGCGTGAGGTGCCGGTCAAACCGGAGGCAGGCCGCAAATTGCTGACATTGGGGGAGGGGCCTCGCCAGAAGGTCGATGCCAGACTGCTCATCCTGCAGGCTGCCGATATCTTCCTGGCCCCCTATCACGCCTGCCAGCAAGGGGAGGTGGGTCGCCGTGCCTTTATCGAGGCATACCGTGGTCGCACTCTCGCCCTGCCTGTCAGCGTTTATGAAAGGCAAAAACCATTCAGTCTGATCACCCTGCGTCGTTGGCAGAGTGCGCTGGCAGATGAAGGCCCCGCAGCCCTGGCTGGCAACTATCAGCGGGAGCGGCCATCAACCGTCGAGCAGAGCCCGGATCTGGCCCAGTTTCTCACCGCCCTGGTCACCACCAAGCCCCATCTGGCCAACAAGTGGGGGGCGCTGCACGAACTGGCCAGCCAATACAGCGAAATGAATCAGCTGGGATGGCAGATCCCCAGCCAATCCTCCTTGCGTCGCTGGATGGTGAAATGGTTGGCAGAGAACAAGGTGGCGTTTACCTACACCACCAACCCGGATGCCTACAACAATAAATACCGCAGCGCGATCGAGGAGATGTACCCCTGGATGGCCCAGCCCAACGACGTCTGGGAGTTCGATAGCACCCCGGTCGATGCGATGCTGGTGGATGGCCGTCACAGCATCATCGCGGTGATCGACGTGTATACCCGTCGCGTTCGTCTGCTGGTGGCCAAGAGCTCATCGAGCGAGGGGATCTGCCTGCTGCTGCGCAAGACCCTGCTGGCCTGGGGCACCCTCAACGATAACGGCGTGATGCGCACTGATAACGGCTCTGATTACGTGAGCCAGCGGGTCATGTCCATCTGCACTCTGCTTGGTATGAACGTCAGCCGCTCCAACGCCTACTCGGGGTGGGAAAAACCCCATATCGAGCGCTTTTTCCGCACCTTGAGCCATGGCCTGATCGAGCTGTTGCCCTCCTATATCGGCCACTGCGTGGCAGACCGTCAGGTGATCGAGGCGCGCAAGAGCTTTGCCCAGCGGCTGGAGGAGAAGCGCAAACCGGATGCGCAAAAAGAGATCTACGAGCTGGCCATGACGGCCGCAGAGCTGCAAACCCTGCTCGATAACTGGCTCGATGCCCGTTACCACAACCGCAAGCACAGTGCCCTCGGGGTCAGCCCCAATGAAAAGTACCAGCTGGCCCGTTATCAGCGCCGCGCCATTCCCGATGAAGCTGCGCTGGATCTGCTGCTTAACCATATCGGTGAGGCGACCGTCTCCAAAGGCTTTATCAAGGCTGGTGGCCTCAAATACAGCGCCCCCGAACTGCTGGAGCACAACTGGAAGAGCCAGCGGGTCAGCGTCTTTCTCGATCCGTGCGATGTGGGGCGCGCCATTTTGTACCGCACCGGCGATTGGAACGAGCGGATCGAGGCCATCAACATCGACCTGCTGGGCAATGGCATCAGCCCCGATGCCTTCCGGGCGGCCAAAAAAGCCGATGCCAAGGCGTTGGCCAGCTTTCGCCGCGAGATGCGCAACCTTGCCAAGACCTTTGGCATCGACCAGCTCCATCAGGATGTGGTGCGCCACTTCGTCGATCAGGCCAAGGGTATTGAAGCGTTCAGTCGGCGCGATCTCACCCTCGATAACCCGGCATTGGCCGCGCTCACCGGGGTCTCAACGCCCGCTGAACCCGCCCGTTTCAATGCGGCAGAACTGGCCGCCATAGAAGCCAGACGAGAAGCGAAAGCACAGCGGGCGCAAGCCACCGCAGGGCAGGAATCGAGAGCACTCAAGACCGAGTATGAGCAAGCCATCTATCTGGCAGAGCGGGAGCTGGATACCCCGCTGACAGAGCGGGAGAAGGAGTGGCTGACCCGATACCTCTACAGCCACAAGCTGATGGCAAAACGCATTAACCGCCATCTGGATGAAGTTCGGGCTACCCGCCGCACCCAGGCAAAAGGTTAGCGAGTAGCCCGAAAAGGCCCAAAAACAAAGGACAAACCCACTATGAAACACAAGATCGTTGAAGTCAAAAACATGATCAAGACCGAGCAACTGCTCGACAACTTGCTCAACCGCTCCAGCATCGTGCCGGGCATTGGCCTGATCCATGGCCCCTCCGGCTTTGGCAAGACCACCGCCGTGGAGTGGCTGTTCAACCAGGACGAAGTGAACGGCATCTATGTCCGCTGCTACAAGGCCGACACAGTGACCAGCCTGCTGGAGCAGATTGCCAAAGAGATCGGCATTCCCCAGCGCCACAACCTGCGTGCTCAGGTCGATAGCATCATCGAATCCGTGCGCGCCGAAGAGCTGGCCATCTTTGTGGACGAGGCCGATTACGTGGTCGGCAATGCCCGCATCATGGAGACCCTGCGCGATATCTACGATGCCACCGAACAACCCCTGATCCTGGTCGGGATGGAAGAGATTGCCCGCCGGATCAGCCAGCGCAAGCAGCTGTTTAACCGCATCTCCCAGTGGATCGAATTCAAACCGGCCGATCTCGATGATGTGTCCCTGATTGCCAGTGAAATGCTGGAGGTGGACGTGGAGATCGACGATGCACTGCTGGATTTGATCCGCAAGCGTTCCAACGGCGTGGTGCGCACCATCGTCTCGGCCCTCGACAAGATTGAAAAAATGGCTATGGCCTCCGATGCCCGGATTATCCGGCTGGAGGACGTTGACGCCAGCGAGCTGCTCCATGACGTGCGTCGCAGCCGCTAGCCGTCAGGCTACAGCCAATAAAAACAAAGCACGGGAGGGATTCCAGTGGTTGATACAAAAGCAACGCTAATGACGTTGCAAGCCTGGGAATGGATGTGCCAGCAAGAGACTTTTCTGATCAAGGACGTGATCGCCGTGACGGGAATGTCGGAGGCACATATCTACAAGGTCGTGCGTGACTGGTTGGCCGCTGGCCACCTCATTAAACACCCGGACGGCGTGGTATCCCGCCCGGCCTATTTCAAAGTGGTTAGCGCCCAATACGTGCCACCGATTGGCAAAAGCAGTGGCCAGAAGCGGCCAAAATGCCGGAACAAGCGCAAAACCAATCAACAGAAAATGTGGAACACCATGAAGATCAGCCGCTTCTTCACCCTGACAGACCTGATGCTGACGGCAGAGACGGGTCAGAAACAAGCCTGGTTTTACACCGATAGGTTGGTGAAAGCTGGTTACGTCAAAGTGCTGTTCAAAGTTGACAGTTTGCTACCTGTACCCGCCAGACACGGCCTGACAGGACGCTATCAGCTGGTCAGGGATACAGGCCGTTATGCCCCGCTGTGTCGTGACCATGGTTGCTGGGATCAAAACCAGCAGCAGTTATACCCGTTCCAACGGGAGGAGGAGACACATGGAAACGTGGCTTGAGGTGTTGCAGGCCGAAGTGGCGGCCAGTTCGCTGGCCCAGGTGGCCGAGAAGCTCGGGCTCTCTCGCACCACCATCAGCCAGGTCTGCAACGAAAAGTATCCCGGCGATATGGCAAGGGTACAGACCCTGGTGGAAGGGGCCTTGATGGGCAACAAAGTGAGGTGCCCCATCCTGGGGGATATCCCGGCGCATCAGTGTCTCGCTCACCAACGCCGTGGCCCCAGCGAAGTGGGCAGCAGTCCGATGGATATCAAGCTCTGGAAGGCATGCCGTAGCGGTTGCCCCCATAGCCAGCTGACCGAGGCGCAGCAACTGCGTCGGCCGATGCGGTTATCGGTAGAGCAGGGCAAAGGGTCGCAGAAAATGGCTCGCTATGACGCCGAGGCAACCCTCTCCAGATTGCGCCGACAGGCCAAAAGCGATGGCGACAATGCCAGCAGCAGCCTGCGCATTCTAAGTGAATTGCTGGCCGAAGAGCTGAAAATCATGGCCATCAAATACAACCGGCTGCTCGACAAGCAAGAAGGCAAATAAGGGTTGGCGGGGCTCTTTCGCGGTGGGCCCGGTGACGAGATCACAAGGAGAACGGGATGAAAAAGTATCTGCACAACAATTTGCAAAAGACCGCCGAGCAACTCAGCTACTGGCTGACGGCCAAGGGATATGACGTTCGCACCAGTCGGGTTTGCCATACCCCGCTGCTGGCGGTTACCGGGCCATTGCCCAAAGAGATGCAGGCCCGCGCCGTGTTAAGCCGTGAATGTCTGGCGGGCGTGGTGCGTGAAGTCGCTTTGGTGCGCTTTGGCGGGTGCCTGCTCCACTGGCGTCAAGAATCCTGAAACCGGCAAGGGGGATGAGATGAGCAAGATCCAGCTTGAGATAGAAGACGAGGCGCTGGCGCGGGTGGTGCTGCGCCAGTTACCTAAGTTTCTCGAATTCTGCAGCGCGACCCACCAGGAGGAGCTGGCGAGCGCGACAGCAGAGCAGTACAGCGCCGTGATGTGCCCTCCGGTGCCCGGCAGCAACAAGATCCATTAAGGAGAAGCCCATGCAAGAAGCACAAACCAGCAGTACCACCCCGATGCGCCAGAACGCCCAGGGACACTGGGTACCGGAAAACCTGATCGCCCCGGCAGACAAGCTGCGCGACGAAGTGGTGCTGGCCATTATCGCGGCAGCTCGCGAGCAACGCGCACAGCTGGCTGCCTTCAAGATTGGCGCCATGCAGCAGATCGCCGACTTTGTGGATCTCTCCGCCGAGCAGTACGGCGTGGCGTGGGGCGGCACCAAGGGCAACGTGACCCTGCTCAGTTTTGATGGCCGTTACAAGCTCATTCGGGCAGTGGGGGAGCACCGCAAATTTGATGAACGGATCCAGGCTGCCAAAGCGTTGATCGACCAGTGTATCGAACGCTGGAGCGATGGCGCCAGCAGCGAGATCCGTGCCCTGGTAGACCATGCCTTTCGGGTATCCAAGAGCGGTCATATCGACGTGAACCAGGTGCTCTCCCTTCGTCAGCTCAATATCGATGACCCGGATTGGCTGCTGGCCATGCAAGCCGCTGTCGATGCCATCCAGGTGACTGGCACCAGCCAATATCTGCGGCTCTACGAGCGTGACGCTCACGGGCGTTACATCCAGATGAGCCTGGATCTGGCCAAGGTATAGGGAGGAGGCGTGATGGAAATCAACGTGGAAAAAGCCGAAGAGCAACTGCTGCTCTGTGAGCAGATCACCGAAACCGAGGGTACCTGCTACCCCGACGACACCTATGAGGATGGCATCAAGGCCGTCCTGCTCTGGGCGTTGGGGCTGGGGCCCGCGCCCCTCAATGCAGAGGAGTATCAAGGGGTGATGCCACTGCAGTTCGAGTAATGGCCCGATGCGAAACAGGGCGGCGATGCCGCTCTGTCTGCCCGGTGTGGTGGCCGGGTACTGATGAGCAACCAAATGATCTGGGCCCAGGTCTTGACCGTCTTAATACAAGGAGCACGGCGATGACCAAAACAGAGATGGATATTCGACTTACCAAGATATTCAGCAGCGCAGCCATTGCACTGGTAGCGGCTGACAAACGGGCTGTGTGCAAACAGCTCAAGCAGTTTGATAAAGAGGCGCGCGCCCGTGGCTTTCACGCACTGGCCGGAGAAGCCTGCCAGATGCGCTGGCAACTGGTGGCCGAACTGCAGCAGGCCAAATCGGCCAGAGATTGTGGTGGGGTACACGAAACCGGGGATCGCCATGGCCATCTATAGCCCTCTGCTGGCCCCCCATATTCTGGCCCGTCGCCTGCAAAGCGGTCGGGCCTGCATCACCGAACTGGGGCTGGAGCAGCGCTGCCCCCGTTGTGGCGAGTTCTGGCCATGGGATACCGAGTTTTTCGGTGTGGCGAGCGATGCCACCCGGCTCTCCAGCTGGTGTCGGGGGTGCCTCAATGAACACTACCAACAGCTGAGGGTGGCCGGGCAGCATCATGACAGTAAGGCGGAACCGGGAGTGGATAGGTGATGGACAAGCGCAGCAGATTGATCCGGCTGGTACAGGTGGGGCGCCGTGCGTTGGCGCTCGATGACGAGTGTTACCGCGACCTGTTGGCCAGCCACACCGGCAAGCGCAGCGCTGCCCTGTTAAGCGAGCAGGAGCTGGAACAGGTGCTGACTGCCTTCAAGGCGGCGGGCTTTATTCCCAAACCTGCTCGCCATGCAGCCAACAAACGGTTGAGTCCTGCGGCCGGTAGCCACATCAGGGTCAATGAAATTGCCAAGATCAGGGCCATCTGGTGCGAGATGGCCCGCCTTGGCATCGTCAGGGATGGTTCGGAAACCGCATTAAACCGCTGGGTTCAACGGATGACGGCCCGTTTAAACGGTGGGGTAGGGGTGGCCGAGGTGGGCTGGCTGGATGCGCCTCTGGCCGTCAAAGTGCTAGAGGCACTGAAAAAGTGGTCTGCAAGATAATATATTTACCTTGAAGAAAGCCCCGCGATGCGGGGCTGCATTTTACCAAGCCTATATCACGATGTGAGGGAGCATCTTAAGCTGTGTATCCAGCTCCTGATGAATGGCTCTGTAGTCAGCCATTATCTCGGTCTCAACCAGCTTTGCTCTCTCTTTTTCTTGGCCATAAATCAAATACATCATTTCTGGCATACCATAGCGCAGCAGCGTTAAAACGAGTGGCCAGCTAATAGATAAGGGGTTGCTGGTCACTGTCACTTTGCCTGCATTGATCACACCGGCCACCCCATGTGCAATCAGCAGCTGGCGACGAAGTTGTGGATGCGCTGCATTGGGAAATGCCTCGGCCAGTGTCGCTCCCGCATTGAGCTTTCTCACCATAAAGCCAAGCCGAACAATCAATTCACTGATCGCCAATGGCACTGATGCCGCAATGAAATGACGCAGGTCATATCCACTGCGATACATCTGTCTTGCAACTTCTGCGATGGTGTAGCCTTGCTTTCCTATCGTTCCGAATTGAAAGAAAGAGAGAAGGGGCATCAGGGGGGCGGGCAGGCCTGCTGATGTTGCTACATCTGATGCCAGATGACCGCCAACTTTTCTGATGGCCTCCAGGAGCCTGATAATAAAATGCTCACCCTCCAGTAATGGCGCAGCAGTTTGTTGGACAATCACGTTGCCAAACTTATCAATGGCAGTAAATTCACCGCACAACACATCTTTGACCCCAAAAATGAAACCTAGGATGGGGTCATGTCCCAATGATTGGTAACGATGGGTGCGAGGGCCCAATCCAGCAACCGCTTCTTCCAGACCTTTGCTAGTTGAGGGATCGAAAGAGACTTTGTACAACCCCTCAAGCTCTTTGATCTTTTCTGGTGGCAGAACTTCGCCAAAAAGCTCCTTGACCTTGTTGGATAACCATCCCCCTTCCGACGGAGGGCTACCCAAAAATCCCTTATGTGCGGGTACCTGGACAAGAAAGATATCGATAAGCCCGGAGAGGATGCCCGCAGAAACAGCCAGTGCAACATCGTATCGATCAAGGCTGCCGAGCCAACCTAGATGCTCACCGAGTTTCTGATGTTTTGCCAATACAGCATCAATTTCTGCTGGCGTCAGTACATCATTAAAATCGACCTCACCAGGAATTGCTTGTTTAGCCTCTGCAAGAATTTCTTCCCATGATTTTGTCCTGACAGGGGTAATTACCTGCAAAGTGTTTGACGTGCTGGAGTCCTTTACCGGTAATGCCTTACCCAAGCGTCGGAGCAAGGCCTCACTGGAGTTGATCGCAGCATCAAGGCTATGACGCTGTTCATCATGTTCGGAACCCAGTTGATCGAGCATTTGCTTGTGATGAACTGCAACCCTCAATCCATCAGTGAGGTAATCACCCTTGTCATTGCTCATCAGGCTGCCACCTTCAAATCACCCTCAAGGTCAATGATGATTGATTGCAGGAGTGTGTTGAGTTTGGTCAGATAGTCTGCTCTTGCTTTGTTGTCGTCTGAGGATTTGCGCAGTTCAGAGATGATGGCATTCTGCTTTTTCATCGCTTCTTGCAGCAACATCTCTTTCTTTTCTTTCAGTTTGCGTTTGTTACGTTGTGAAACGAAAGCGTAAGCGCCAACACCCAGCAGCACTGCAGGTGCAGCCAGAACAGCTACACCTGCAGCCATACCGCCACCCACGAGCCCGCCTGCTGCAGCCAGACCAGAGGTAATGCCAGCAGCAGAGAGACCAGTTACTCCACCGAAGTAAAGACCCGCAAATCCAATGCCAGCCCCTGCGCCGACACCGCCAGCGGCAGCCAGAACTTCTTTAATATCATCACTGTCAGTATCAGTTCGATCTTTGTCGTTTAAAGCTTTGTCCACCTCACCTAATACTTTTTCAACAGGTGCCAAAGATTCCAAGTTTTTGTAGATAGCTTCTTTACTCATCGGGGTTTCCATATGACACAAAATTACATGGGAGCGTAATGTATACCCAACTCATCCTTGTGCAATGACAAATTGAAAACATTGCTCATTCCGTCACAGTGTCAGACCCGAGAGAGGCTTTAAAGCGATAAATGTGCGCATAAAATGGCCTGTGTTCTAATCGGCACACCGCTTTTTCTGTTTTGCCGGGGGAGTCATGGAACAGAATCAGGATCTCTTTGCCGATGATCACGTCTCGCTGGGGCAACTGGTCGATCGCCTCGATCAGATCCCTGCATCCGAGCTGACGGCCAAATGGCCCAAAGCCCTGAGCGAGTTGGTCGATGTGCTGGCCTGCGAGTTGATCAGAGGGGGGATGGCACAAGAACAGGCCAAGGCTCAGGCCCGCAAGTTGGTGCTGGTACAGGCCCACTATATGGGTGGCCGTGCCTACTACATCCCCACAGGGGATCATCTCAAGGCCGCGCTGCGGGATAGGGCCATCTGGGATGAGTTCAATGGGCGAAATATCGATCAACTGGCCCGTAAGCATGGACTGTCTGTGCCGCAGACCTATGCAGTGGTGGCAGAGCAACGAAAATTGCTAGTCAACCGTTTACAGCGAAACTTGTTTTAAAAAAGAGCTAAAAACATCTAAATGGAATATTTGATTTCAGAATTGAAAAATCATAATTATTAACGCGTTTAAATTCATTTAATGCGATCATTGCCAATTCTTGATGTTGCATGGGGCCAACAATGATTTGTGTGACAATTTCTTTCGGGATATTTAGTGGGTTGTATGGGACTAATACACTGCCCTTAGTGAAAAATTCTAAGTTATCATTTTTATCCCCAGGGGATTTTACAAGGTATGCTCTGACTTCATTCTCCGATTTAAAATATGATTGCTTCGATGTGGCTAAAACATGCTGTATTTGAGGTACTAAATTGTACATCGACAGATCTCTTGTTATTCGATTATGTATGTTTATTGTGTAGCTGTACTTTATTTGATTTATTTGTTTGATTAGGTCATCTAGATCATTTACATAATTCACCGATGAGAAATGAATATCATTTCCTTCACCTCGAAGGTAATTTATAAGTTGCTGTTTATCAAAGCCTATAGCGTACCCACCTTGTTGTGGGCAATATGATAGCCACTGGGATAGCTGTTCAGTTTCGGATGAAAATGATGTGCTGTAGAAGCTTCTATCGGCAATAGAACCGAGAAGCATACTCATGAATTCCGTATGAGATGGGATCCCTGGTAAGGTTGCCTCTGGGTTGTTATCGTATTCATTGATAAGTTTTTTTACTAACTGACTACCGTGAGTTATCTCTTCTTTATCGTTTAAAAATCTAGAGTCTGTCATTCTTAAACAAACACTTTTGCTGTTCAGAATACCTCTTAGACCATCTGCGCTAGTGTAGTGATAAACAATATCTTTACTCAT